TCCATGGAGATTCGAGTACCTCTGAATCTCGATGGGCACGTTGGTGGTGCGTAGATCCGGGGCGGGTTTGGGCATTATTAAGCCTTCATGAAAGAACCCCTTGTTTTTTACGCCGTCGTCGCCGCTCCTATTCCGTCGCCGCTCCTATTCCGTCGCCGCTCCTATTCCGTCGCCTACTTCGTCGCATGCCTCTTTTGGGCAGCGTGCAGACGTCGCTGCCTCTCGCTGTAGCTGACTGTCGCATCCAGCAGAGAACCCTCTTCGGGTATAAAGTAGTCAAACCAGTCTCCCAGAATAAAGTTGAAGACATACTTTAGTTTTTCGGTAAGATCGTTCAAAAAGATAAACACGGCAAACATGAAGAACATTCCGCTCGTGTACGATGTTATGTCGCTTTCGAGACCCTTGCGGACGGGTATGATGGGAGGCGCATTGTTCAGATAGTACGCCAGCCAAAATGCCGTCACTGCAATGATGACGAGCTCCAAGGTAATGTCGAGGAGCTGAAATGGTAGACCCTTATCTTCCCACACCTTCATCGTTTTTTCGTCCTCCTCGTCGTACGGGTCAAATGCGTACCACAGGATATACGAGAGAATTGCGCCTGCCAGAGTATTGATGAGTGCAAAGATGGCAATGTTGCCCGTAATGCTGAACGAGTCCATCCAACTGAGCCGTGACGTTTCTATACTGGCCTTCTTTCCCATTATAGTTCATATCGATTAAAAAAAAGAGAGCGTCAGAGTAGTATGAACTTTAGCATCCGGAAATTCAACATGGAGGTCATCAAAGAGCGATGTGCCTTGGATTCCCGCAAGTCGCCCATGATTGTCATTATCGGGAAAAAGGACACGGGCAAGTCCTTCTTGGTCCGAGACATTCTGCACAATACGCAGGACTGCTTTCCGATCGGCACGGTGATTTCGGGGACGGAAGTGGCCAACGAATTTTTCCAGCACATGGTCCCCTCCAAGCTGATTCACGACAAGTACAAGCCCGACATTATCATGAATGTCATTCGCCGCCAGCTGACGCTCAAGCAGCAGCGAAACCACAACCGATCGAGCAGCATTGATCCTCGAACTTTTTTGATTCTCGACGACTGCCTCTACGACGCCTCGTGGATCCGTGAAGAGTCGACTCGCTACGTGTTTATGAACGGCCGCCACATTGATCTAACCACCATGATTACCATGCAGTACCCGCTCGGCATCACGCCCAATCTGCGCACCAACGTCGATTTCGTCTTTATTCTGCGAGAAAACATTCTGGGAAATCGGAAGCGCATCTACGAGAATTATGCCGGCATGTTTCCGACCTTTGAAATGTTTTGCCAATTCATGGACCAGTGCACCGAAAACTACGAGTGTCTGGTCATCTGCAACTCGAGCTCCTCCAACAAGCTCGAAGACCAGGTGTTTTGGTACAAGGCCAGCGACCACCCGCAGTTCCACCTGTGCGACGACTCGCTCTGGGTGGACAACAAGCCCTTTTCCTCGACGATGCTGGCGGCTAACGAGTACACGCCCGACAAGGTGGGGCGCAAGAGCGGCGAAACAATATGGGTGAAAAAGGGCGGGGTATAATATAAAATGTACGAACTACTCGTATTTGAATCCAATTCATTGTATCACTCGAAAACCAGCGAAAGCGAATACAATGCGCTTTCGATGTTTGTTGAGTTATGCAGAGAGTTCATAAGCCCGGAATACGTAGCAGAGAGCGAAACGTGTTTCGACTCGAGCAGTCTGCATATGAGTTATGCAGATTGTTCGGGCGGAGATAAACCAATGCTCGTTCTCTTGATCGGAACGATTACCGACGAAATGCGCTCGAAAGCGCAAGAGACTCTGAAAAAAATGTACATTCGAATATGCGAGGACTGCAACGCTGCTGAAATACCACTCAACCGTTCGGTATGTGCAGAATGTGCTGGATACATGTAGAAAACTTTTACATTGGTTTAATAATGGCAGCGGCGTACACCGTTGAACTTGTTACCGAAGCAACGCCTCCCGATATCATACGACAAATGTTTGAGCGAAGTGGAGAAATTCGGGACGATTATGCGTGCGGCGGTATAGAAGGTTCTCCAGATATAAAAAAAGACGTCCTTGATTTGTTTCAACAGAAAAAACATGCAGGCGGGAGGGCTTACATTCAGCGGCGTTATATCGCACGAGACCCTATTGCAGGGGTTGTAGGATACTGCGACATACGCTATCCTATAACAGAAGAATCGGAAGGATACCCTGACTTTGCGATTTATGATTACGGCAAAGATCAACAAGTGCTTATCGTCTATGTTGCACTATCGTGTTCGTTTACATTGTCGAACCAAAAAGTAGGAGAAATGACAGTCCGAGACATAATAACCGCCAAACGGGAAGCATCCCGAGGATTGCCAAATGTCGGAAAGTTCATTAAGCAAGAAATCGGGCGGATGCTGATGGAAGAGTTCAGAGTGAATCGAGTCATGTTACTTTCAATTTCACTCGATTCAGCAAAGGCGCAGCACCGAAAAAACGGCGGAAGGTTTTTCACAGATGAAGGATTTTCTATCTTTGAACCGATGACGTCGTCGGTAACCAAGCTGAAGGTGATAGAGACATTCATGCAAAACGCAATGTCTAGCGATGAATTTTTGAATTCAGATAATGCCGAAGAAGTCCAAGAAACGTTGAGAGAGGACGGGTTTTACGTAATGTATCCGCCTCTTGGAGGGGGGCGGCGCCGAACACGCAGAAGGCGAGCTAAGAAACCCACGAAGCGCCGCCATAGATCGTAACTAGCCTCAATCATAGTATGTTTGCACTCGTTTCTTGATATCCCAGTGATGCCCCCATCGTCCTAGAAACACCTTGTCGTCTTTCAGGATACGCAGAAGGAATCGATAGATCATTTGTTGTTCGTTACAATTACCACAACAGAAGGATCCGTTTTTTATGCGTCACGCATGGCTCCTTCGGCTGGGTGAGCAGGTGCCGAGGCCGCTGCTAGGACCGCAGACAGCGTCGGAGCGTCGGAAATCGGAGGGTGTGCGCCCCCCGCATTCTCCAGGCGGCGCTTGGCATTCTCGGCCTTTTGCGTCTTGATGGACTCTTCCCGCTCCTCGGCGAAGAACAGCTCACGATTGGCCTCGTTCTCCTTGTACTTGCGCATGATCTCGTTGAGCTGCGAGTTGGCGTACTCGACATTCTCCATGAGGTGCTCCGACGGCTCCCACGGCAGCCAGCAGCCCATGCGGCCAATCATGATGTTGTCTTTGGGGTACTTGCGCTGCAGAACCTTGGACCACAGCTGTGCCTCCTCGTACGAGGGAAAGGCCCGCCGCACCTTGACGCCCCGAATGTTGCACTGGAAGCTGTTGCTCCGGTCGTACGATTCCTGCAGCTCCTTCTCGTGCTTCAGCAGAAAGACCTGGTACTGTTCGGGTACGTCCGTCTTCTTAATCTCGGCCTTATGCGTCGCCTCAAACTCCCGAAAGTCCTTCATGATCGAGTCAATATCGATCGAGTACTTTTTCGAAAGAAAGGCCACAAAGTGCTCGACCCCCTTGACCTTCCAATCATAGTCGAGCCACTGAATGAACTTACTGAAGAAAAAGTCCTGCTTCTTCTGAATGACCTTCTCCGGCGAGAGGAAGGACACGATGCAGTACCGCTGGTTCGGCAGCTCGGGGTCCTCCTCGAGGTAGTCCACCATACCGTCGGCATCGTGCGTCGGAAGTTCGATGCGGGTGCGGCTGCTCATTATGGATTCTTGGGAGCCGTCTCTCTAAACGGCCCCGAAAAACTCTCTGCGTTAAGTATAAAAATGTACATGATGGCTCTGTATGCAGCGGTTCTCTTTTACGTCCTGACGCCGGGCGTCTTCCTGTCGCTCCCGCCGGGAGGCAGCAAGATGACGGTCGCCCTCACCCACGCCGCCGTGTTTGGCCTCGTCTTTGCCGTCTCGTGCAAGTATGTTCTTCGGGCGGTAGGCGGCAACTAAATGTTCATCCCTAACAATGGACGCTCTGGACGTTCTCATTGCAAAAGTCAAATGGAAGCAGCTGCTTCCAATTGCGTTTGCTCTCGCCATGGCCGCCGTGGACGTCTGCATGATGTTCACCGCAAAGTTTGTGCACCTCGGCCGACTGCCGTACGCCACTGGCCTCGCCCTAGCCACGGGAGTATACCTCCTGCAGCCCTACCTCTTCATCAAGGCCATGAATTACGAAACCATGTCCGCCATGAATCTTGTTTGGAATCTGGCGAGCAATATTGTTGTCACCGTCTCTGGCGTCCTCGTCTTTCAGGAACCAGTCCACGGCCTGCGATGGGTAGCCATCGCCATGAGTCTGTTTGCGATTGGACTCTTTGCATATACGGGGGCATCCAAACAATAAAAAATTCTCGGGGAATCAGTATAAATGGACGCCACGCCCAAGCCCTCTGCCGCCGCCCCTGCTTCCCCCATGATGGGCATTGACGTTGCTGACCTGGTCAAGCGCCTCGTCAAGTACGCCCTGGAGGGCCTCGCCGTCGCCATCGCCTGCTGGCTGCTCCCAGGCAAGAAGCTTCGTGTCGACGAGATTGGCACGATCGCCCTGACGGCCCTCGCCGTGTTTGCCATTCTCGACATTTACGCCCCCTCGGTCGGCTCGTCGGCCCGTACGGGTGCGGGCTTCGGCATTGGCGCCAACCTCGTCGGCTTTCCGATGAAGCTTTAAGCAAGTAACGTGTAGAATATAATGTTCAAGGTTGGGAATACGTGGCATGTGGTAAAACGTCCCGCCGACATTCCTGCGGCGTGGATTATGGTAAAGGAGGGGAAAACGGCGAATGCGGCAATGGTCGAGTGGAACGCCCGACAACGGAAAATAGCCAGAGTGTTGTATCCAGATATAGATAATACGAAAGATGCCCTCAAGCACTGATACATTTCTTGTATCACTGTTTCTCGGGTGTATTGTCGTCTTGGCGGGCGGCTTCTTTTTTGCGGGCCGCTTCGTCGCCCCTGACGGAGTTCTCGGCAAATCCTTGACTGCTGCATGGTTCACTCTGCTGGCATTGGTGATCTTTATTGGATTTTTCTGGGCTTTTCGAGGGTTTCCTCCCGGAAGCCGCCTTGTCGTAGGCGAACTGCCCACCGAGAACGATCTACTCGCCGACCAGGCCACCTTTCTCTTCTTCTATACCGACTGGTGTCCATACTCAGAAGAGGCTCTTCCAAAGGTGAGGAGTCTGGCCGGCATCGTCCCTGACTTTACCTACGGCGGCAAGACAGTATCCGTGGAGACCGTCAACTGCGAAGTGGACCGCAGCAAGTGCCGCAGCTACAGCGTCACGGCGTACCCGACCTACAAGCTCATCACGGCCTCCAAGGTCTACGAGTATTCAGGGCCGCCCCGGACGGCAACGTACGAGGAATTCCTGACCAGTGCCCTCGGTAACAAAGTGGCGAAACCGCCGAGCACCTAGAGCCGCCGTGGCCTGCGAGGACTCTTTGGAGCCCCAGACGTTGAACGTGGCCGTCTCGTCGTCCGTCAGCAGGCAAGTCATGTTGGGGTATCTCTCGTGAATCTTGCGAGTGGCGTGCAGGGACTTGAAGCTTGTCATGGTCTCGAAAAACTGCCCGGATCGGACAGGGATGCTTCGGGAAATCAAAAGAAAAAAGACGTTCGGGCGGTCGGCCATCGGAATGGCGCTCATTATGCTGGGGCACAGCTCCACACCGTCAATAAATGTTCCGCAGGAAAAGGTGTGCGGCTTGTAGACGAACGGCACCGACATGGACGATCGCAAGGCATCCCAAAGGCGTACGTTGGTCCCAAAGATGACGGACCGCACATTGATGCAGTCGGTGGCGATAATGTGAAGGGGGATGCGGGCGTCTCGAATACGCAGCGAGTCAAAGTCGAATCCCCGCTTGGCAAAGTCTTGGCGCAGCCGCTCCCGAATGACTCGGCCGTCGTCGAGACCATTGGTCTCTCGGAACTTGACGAGCGATTCTAAGCGGGGCGGGTCGAGCGGTACGCCCGCCCATTCGAGGAGAATATCCGAAATGTTCTGGGCCGAAAAGCCAAAGGCCACATAGGCCCCGATAATGGCGCCGACCGAGATCCCGTAGACGCCGCCGGGAAAGAGCTTCCACAACTCGGGCTCGCCGACTTGCCCCGACAATTCCGAGAGGGCGCCCGCCTGCAGGGCTCCCCGCATTCCTCCGCCGTTGAGAGCGAGAATCATTAGTCTTCTTTTCTCTGACGTATGAAAATGCTTCGGGCCTCGGACCTCTGGAAGCAAGAAGAGCAGCAGCGGACGGCGAATATGCAGGCCATGCGGCCCGTCCTCTCGAACTTGTGCAGCCAGATCAAGACGCATGCGGCCACCAATCCCGACGCTCCCTATATGGCCTACGACGTACCCACCTTTGTGTTTGGCTATCCCCTCTATAAGCACGCAGAAGCGGTACAGTACGTTAAAGAAACGCTCGAGGAACAGGGCTTCAAGGTATGGATCGCCTATAACGGCACACTGCTGATTTCGTGGATCAAGTCAACCACCAAAAAACCGGTTCCTCCAAAATCAGGAGATTATCGGCCGTTCGTGTACGACGAGGCGGCCATGGAGGCGACCATGTCCCGCCTACGGTAAAATATATTGATTCACTATAAATGGTATATACGTTCAAACCTTCGACTGCCACGTACTTTCCACCGGGAATAGATGGGGAGGATGATGACTTCAATGCGGACGTAAAGAGTGCCAAGCTCGTACTTACGTCTGGCGAGGACAGTGCCACATTTACGTTATCGTCTGCACCCTACAAGGAGGGGCAAGAGCCCAAACTTGCAGTAACCTACGAGCCCGACAATCACTCGAACGTATTCAAGAAGAATAACACGGGTGAACATCACGGCAATCTCATGGACCATGTGATTCAACACTATCTTGAGAACAAAAAGGGTGGTCGTCGTCGCCGCAGCCTGCGGCGCAAGGTCTCCAAAAAAATGACTCGCCGCCGCCGGATGCGTTAAAGTTTACAAACGGAAAACGGACTGTAAAGTACACATGTCGGGATTGCGCACAAGAATGTGCGACCATCCCGAAATGTCGATTGTCGTAGACGAGGGCCAGAATGTGTGCACGCACTGCGGCTCCATTCTCGAGCAGGTGATTTCCGAAGGAGCAGAATGGCGATACTATGGTGCCGACGACCGCAACGACGATCCGTCCCGAGTCGGGCTAGCCATTCATAAGTTGTTACCCGAATCGTCGTACGGCTCGATGGCCATGAACAAAAAGTCCAACTCTCCCCAGATCAAGAGCATTCAGCGGCTTTCGGCCTGGTGTCTAGCCTCGCACTCGGAGCGCTCGTGGCTGGCGGCTCTCGAGATGCTCAACCAGTACGCATACCGCAACGGCTTCACCAAGGCCATTCTGCAGGAGGCCTGTGCTCTTCTGAAGGCCCAGGAGGATGCTCTGAAGCTGCGAGGCGAGACTCGGCGGGCGCTGATGGGTGCGGTCTTCTTTGTATCCTGCCGCCGCTTTGACGTGAGTCGGACGCACGAGGAGATTGCTGACATGTTTCGAGTCTCGACGAGGTCGCTGTCCAAGGCCATTCAGCGCTTTGGGTTCGTGGCGGACGAGAACCCCCTGCGCAAGACGCAGCTGTCCCTGGCGGAGCGGATGATGAATGGATTGTCGGTGAGTGAGGAACAGCGGGCGGATATTTTGGAGAGCATTCGGCAGGTCTTCAAGTCGCCAGACGAGGAGCTGGAGCACACACCGAAAGTGATGGTGGCGGGGCTCATTGCGAGAGTGATGGCCAAGGGGATTACGGAAAAGGCGGCGCTGCGGACATTCATGAAGGACTTTTCCAAGCACTCGGGCGTGTCGGTGGTCAGTATACAGAAGGTGTGCTATGCGCCTTAAGAGGTGTATGCAAACTCGCCGGTGGTGGGGTTGTACACCACGTTGCAGAACCCGCCAGTGCCGGCCGAAATTGTTCGCAACGGTTTTACGAAGAAGCCAGTGGTTGTAGAATTGAGATTGGCTGCTGTTGCATTTAGAATGATTGAATTTGAAGACTGGAAAAGATATCCAGCTGCGTTACCGATGGCTATAGAAAAATCACCCTGGGGTGTAGTTAACCCATGACCTGCACCTGTACCAATCGCAATCGCATTGGCGCCCTGTCCAAACTTTGCTGCCTCGTCTCCAATTGCGATTCCACCTGTTGTTTGAGTAAACGTTCCAGCACCTTTACCAATCGCTATTGCGTTACTTCCTTGATTTGACGCTCCAGCACCCTCTCCAATTGCAACTGCGTTACTTTGTTGAGTATTATTCCCAGCACCTGCTCCGATTGCAACTGCATTACCTTGCTGACCCGAAAGACCCGCATTCCAACCGACTGCAACTGTCAAGTTACTCTGTCCTATCGCACCCGCACTTGTGCCGATATTTATAGTAGAACTACCCACTACGTACGCACTGGTAGCTGGATTCCATCGGAGATAATCGCCGAAATTTGTGCCCACCGGAACATTTCCGCCGCTCGGCGAGACGCCGTACGTGATTTCATTGGTCGCTGGGTTGTAGTACATCGAAGACAGCGTCGCCGTTGCATTGCGGATCGGAGCGACGTAGAAGCCGCTGACACTTTGATATGTAGTGTTTGGAAAATCGACACCGGTGGCATTCAGAATAATCGAGTTTGAAATTTGCGGTACGCTGCTTCCTGCAAATAACCCAACCGCTATCGAGAACGCCCCTTGACCCGAATACCCTGCAAATGCCCCAACCGCTACAGCGCCAGTAGATTGATTCTCATAACCTGCAGCTTGTCCAATGGCAATGCTCTCTCGTTGGTTGCTATATCCCGCTGCATTGCCAATTGCCACAGATTGACTCTTTTGCTCTATTCGTCCAGCATTTATTCCGATGGCTATAGCCCCCTGTCCCTGGGACGTATTACCCGCAAGCGCACCCACTGCAACAGCGCCCGTTCCCTGGTTGGACTGGCCGGCATTACACCCCAGCGTAATGTTCGAGCTCCCGACAACATATGCACTGGTAGCGGGGTTCCATCGGAGATAATCGCCGAAATTTGTACCTGCCGGAAGACTTGTACCGCCGCTCGGCGAAACGCCGTACGTGATTTCCTTCGTTACCGGATTGTAGTACAGCGACGATGTCGTGGTCGCATTGCGGATCGGAGCGACGTAGAAACCAGAGTTTACCGAGGCATCTAGCACGCCGCCAGTCGCATTCAGGATAATCGAGTTTGAGATTTGGGATGTGTTACCTGCGAATGTCCCGACAGCTACTGAGTACACCCCTTGACCCGAACGTCCTGCACCTCCCCCAATTGCTACACATCCAGTAGATTGGTTCTCATAACCTGCTAGATATCCTAAAGCAACAGCCGGTCCTTGGTTACTATACCCAGCTAGTTCCCCAAATGCCACAGCTTGGGATTGCTGGTTTATTTCTCCAGAGCGTAGTCCGATAGCTATAGCCGCCCTTCCCTGCGACGCATTCCCCGCCAGCGCACCCAGTGCAACTGCGTTGATTCCTTGGTTCGTTCTCCCAGCGTTGCACCCCAGCGTAATCTTCTGGTCTCCGACGACATACGCCGATCCGTCCCAGTACAGGTAATCGCCCCAGTTTGAACCCGCCGGAAGGCTTGTGCCCCCGCTGCTGTTGCTCAACGAAACTCCGTTTAGCCGCAGAGTGTAATTTGTGCTCGTGTCCCCGATGGCCACGTTTCCCCGCAAATTCGTGTCCAATTGCACCACAAACTGCCCTAGGCCCGCATCGAACGTATAGGACGGCACAAAGACGTTGCGGACGAGGTTGACGTCCAACGCCGAGGCAAAGTACGTATTTCCGCTCGTGGTTGTGGCCATTACTCTATGAGCCCACAACTATTTAACTACTTTCTCCGAGTATGTATAACCATGCCGTCCTCGTCGCCCATGCCGTCGCCGTCGCCCGTGGCTCCTAGCTCGTTGTCGACCTCGTCGCACATCGCTCCTTCTTCGTCGGCCATGGCTCCTTCTTCGCCAGTCGTGCCGTCGCCCGTGGCTCCTTCTTCCACGCCGTCCAAGTACACCCTCTTCCCGATCGCCGCCCGGGAGGCTGGTATCTACGCCCTTTACAAGCAGAGCGTGGCCTCCTTCTGGACTCCCGAGGAAATCGACTTTAGCAAGGACCTCGACGACTGGGACAAGCTCACCTCCAACGAACAACGATTCATCAAGCAAATCCTCGCCTTTTTCGCAGGGGCCGACGGCATCGTCCAAGAAAACCTGGCGACTCGCTTCCAGCGTGACGTGCAGTCCCCCGTTGCCCGCCTCTTTTACGCCTTTCAAAACGCCATGGAGGGCATTCACTCGGAAACCTACTCTCTTCTCATCGACAAGTACGTCGAGGACAAGGCCGAGCAGGATCTCTACTTTCGAGCCATTGAGACCATTCCTTGCATCAAGGAAAAGGCCGACTGGGCCCTCAAGTGGATCGACTCGGGTCGCTCCTTTGCCACCCGGCTCGTGGCCTTTGCCTGCGTCGAGGGCGTCTTCTTCAGCGGCGCCTTTTGCGCCATCTACTGGCTCAAGAAGCGGGGACTCATGCCCGGTCTGGCCTTTTCCAACGAGCTCATTTCTCGGGACGAGGGGCTGCACACGCTCTTTGCGGTGGAAATGTACAAGCTTGATTCGGAGAAATTGAGCGACGCCATCGTCCACGAAATCATCAGCGACGCCGTCCGTATCGAAAAGGTCTTTATCTGCGACTCGCTGCCCTGCTCCCTCATCGGCATGAACTCGGCCCTCATGACTCAGTACATTGAGTTCGTGGCCGACCGCCTGGCCGTCCAGCTCGGCGCTCCCAAGCTCTTTGGCAGCCAGAACCCATTTGACTTTATGGAGATGATCTCGATGGAGGGCAAGGGCAACTTTTTCGAGCGTAAGATCTCCGACTACTCCAAGGCGGGCGTCGGCGCCAACCAGGCCGATATGGTCATCCGCACTGATCTGGAGGATTTTTAGCCGCATCAGCGCAAGCAGAGCGTTTAATCGCAAAGTAATTACTAGACCGGACTAGTAAATGGTCGAGTTCATTCACGGAATCGTGGCCCTGCTCGCCGGAGTCATTCTCGTCTTGTCGGCCACGGTGGCCTGGCTGTACGTCCAGCAGTCCCGCATCATGCACGCCATCAACGCCCTCGCCGTCGCCGTCACCGCCCCGCCGCCCTCGTTCATGTTTGCCAGCCCTCCGCCCCCCGAAGCCGAGGCACCGGTCGAGCTTTCCGCAGAGCCGGCAGCCGAAGCGCCCGCCGAGCCGTCAGCCGAGCCGTCAGCCGAGGATCTCGTCGAAAAGCCCGAGCACGAGGACGACCGCATCTCGGTCCACGACGTCGATGCTTCTCCGGCAGATGCACCTCCGTCCGACGCCATCGAGAGCGTCCAGGGCAAGACGGTCGCCCAGCTCCGGGATATACTTACGGCCAAGGGGATACCGTTCAATAAGAGCGACAAAAAACCCGTGCTAATTTCTCTGGTACAAATATCATCATGAAAATCGTTAGTTTCGACATTGGTCTCCGAAACCTCGCCGTCTGCGTCTTTACGGGCACGACCCGCACAGACCTCGTCATCCAGCACTGGGACGTATTCGACGTCATTGGCGAAAAGAACGGAGTGGACAAGCCCACGTGCTTCAAATGCAAGAAGCCGGCCATGTGGTCGTCTGGGTCGGAATATGCGTGCTCCAAGCACTGTCCCAAAAGTGCCCAGACGACCAAGACCTCTCTCAACAAGAAGGGCGTGGCCGAGCTGCAGGAGGTGGCAAAGGGATACGGTATCAGCCCGACCCAGAAAAAGCCGCAGCTCGTAGCCGCCATCTATACCCACCTGCGCTCGGGGGGCTGGACCAAGTTCAAGGGCAACGCTGGCAAGGCCGCCGGGGACTCGGTGCTCTCGATGGACAAGGACATTGCCGCCACGCTCGATCGCCGAGCGGACTGGTGGGCAGCAGCCGATCTCGTCATTTTTGAAAACCAGCCCAACCGCCGCATGTTTGCGGTCCAGGCGATGCTACACATGTACTTTGCGTGCAAACACTACAAGACGAGGGGCGTGTCGGCCACCTACAAACTCGAAAACATGACAAGCGCCGACGATGCGACGCACACGTATCGGGGCCGCAAAAAGACGGGGGTAATCCACTGCGAGGCCCTCTGCCCTGCCGCCAACTTGGCATTTTTCCGAAGCCACAAGAAGAAGGACGACCTTGCCGACGCATTTTTGGCTGCGGTATATGTTTTAGAACGTAGGTCTAAGTTTGAATAATAGTTTTGTCACCTTTTGAGTTATAAATCCAGAATTCAAACGTGTAGCCGGCTGCAACACATGCTTCCCGTTTCGCAATATTTCGTTCATAAAATGTTTTATAATACATTGTATGTTTTGACTTTACTTCTATTATCTTCAATTCGGCAGTATTAATAACAAAATCTGGATAATAATAATGTTCTTCACCTCCATATGAATATTTTATACCAGACCGTTTAGTGACTATGTCTTCTTCTTTGTATATTTTTACAAGCTCGTCCATAGCAAAATGCTCGTATCCTTGGATATGTCGAATTTCGCCGCTCGGCATTGTGTAAGCTTTCCATCTATATTTATGTTGTTTTTCATGGATAAAAGGAACGTGTGCGATATGTTCTACTCCGTACTTTTTTAAGTTATTTTGTTTATATGTTTCTCTAACAACTTTTGATTTTGAGGAGTGACTTACACCATACCGGTTCATCGAAGTCGATGTGATTTTTTCACGTGTTTTATCTGAGGTATGATCTTTGCAGAACATACCTTGGCCTTGGCGCATCGCACTTGGATCCTTTGAGTGTTTTATACCGCAGAAGCATGTGAATACTATTCGCCCGGGTCTAGTCCAAACAGATTCTTCCTTGTGGAAAATAGCACCATCCAGTTTAGCTGCAGTCTCACAAAGCTCTAAAATTTTTTCCTACGCATTCTTTCCAAAGAGTGTAATTTACATAATAGACCTGTCTGTTTCTTACCGACAACATCTCCGACTTGTTTGGAGTGCTTTTCTCCACAATAGCACGTGAAATTGACTCTCGTCTGATTACCACTAGATCTTATAATTTCGTAATCGATCGCCTTATCTATTAAGGCGTGTCTTGCAATCTCTAAATTGCGGTCTCGCATATCCCTATGCTATATTAATTCATTCTATTCTAAATGGCTGCGTTTCAGTCTTAAGAACAGGATGCCCAGAATCGTATAATGAGCGAAGTTCCCGGCGCCGACCTCTTGATGAACTCGAACCTCGTATCCGCCCCGCCGTCGTCGACCAGCCTTCCCGAACTGGAGAGCGTGTCGCTTGACTTTTCCAACCTCCCCGATCTTGGCTCCTCCGCCCCGCCCGAAAAGCCCCGCCTCGTACCCTCGGTCGAAGACGTTGGGCAAACCAAGTCCTGGGACGGCCTCGAGAACCTGAACGCCGAGGCCTACCTGAAGCCCGTCAATATGCAGCCCAAGCTCTCCGAGGACGCCGTCGCCAAGCGCAAGTACGAGCTGCTGCGCAAGTTTGAGCGCCTTTCCAAGATGGGCGTGCCGATGCGCAAGCGCTTCACGATGGACACGCCGCTCGACGAGATGGAGATGGAGCTCGAGTTTGTTCGCAAGGAGAAGGCGATGGACTCGACCATCAAGCAGTTCTCCGAGTGGTTTATCACCGGCATGTCGGCCCTCGAGTGGGGATCCAAGAACGTGAGCATGATGAAGATGTTTGGTCTGCAGCTCGACGGCCTCTCCCAGTCTGCCCAGATGAATGTGGGCGACCTCGAGGAGGACTTTGAGGAGCTCTACGACCTCTACGGCGACAAGATGCGGATGCACCCTCTCGTCCGCATTCCGATGCGCACGTGCTTCATGGTCTACATGGTCCACCTCACGAACCAGATGGCGATGAAGGCGCCCGTTCCGAACATTGAAGAGATCCTGCGGACCAACCCCGACATTGCTCGCCAGATGGCCGCTCAAGCCATGCAGACGCAGACCCAGCAGTTCCGCCAGCAGCAGCAAGTCAATGTGCCCACATACACGCCGCCCCCACCGCAGCCCAGGCCGCAGCCCCAGCAGCAGGCCAACAACCCTCTGGCCGGTCTGATGTCGTTCCTGGGCGGCACGACGCAGCCCCCGCCCCAGCCGCAGGCCGCACCCAAACCCGTCGTCCGGGAGATTCGGGAGATGAAGCCGCCGTCGGGCATGGGCATTGGCGACATTCTCAAGGGCATTCAGAGCGAGGAGAAGAAGATTAGCAAGCCTGCGCCGCCAGCTGCAGCCCCGGCTCCAGTCAAATCTGCTCTGAAAAAGGTCTCGTCGGGCGACAGCGTGGCGAGCGGAGGCAGCCGCAAGTCCCCGAAGAACTCGGTGGTCATCAAGCTTTAAGTAGTTCCGACAAGCGGGGGTACTGAGCGGTCAAAGGCGGGGTTCTGCACGTTGGACGGCACTCCGGACAGAACTCGAAGGAAGCCAAAGGGCCCGTTGGAGGCGTCGGGCTCGGCGATCGCTGGGCGCATGCTCTTGGGCAGCAGGCTGATGGGGCTCGACTCGCTGAGCAGCCCGTCGACCATGACGGTAAAGGCCGCCGTCAACAGGATCGAGATGAGTAGGTCCCGAGTGCCGACAAAGGCCACGGCAAAAATAAGCACTTGACGCAGAATCGAGTTGGCCAAGAATTCCTTCTGAGTCTTGGACAGATCGATCGTCACAAACTTGCTGGCAATGTTTAGAAAGATCATCATGATCCCTGCAAACAGCTTGCTATTGTTGAGAAGTTCAATCATATTGTATTAGTTAGCGATTAAAACGGAGCGCCCTGCAGTTCAAACCCCTCCTTACCGGGCGAAAGACTCTTCATCATTGCAGACTCGGACGGCAGTGCTGCGGGCATCTTCTTGTCCTCTACAGCATGCTTGTCGGCCACCTTTTTCAGCTTCTCTGCCGCCTTTTCGGCCCCCGCCGACACCGCCGCATTGCCGGCCGCCTTGGCTACATCCTTGGCATCCTCCTTCACGGCCTCCTTGTCAAAGTACTCCCGAGACGGGATCGACAGCACGAGCGCTACCGCCGCCACGAGAGCGACCAGCAGGGACATGCACGCCCCGACGTAGACGATGAGGGCCAGGACGGCGAGCTGGGCAATCGGGCTCGACAGGAACCGGACTACAAACACGGGAGCGGGGCGGGTGAAAAACACGACGTACACGGCCAGGACAGCAGACACTGCGTATTGGGCAGTTTTGCCGAGTTGCATCATTCTTATTAATATCGTCGTTTTTTTCTGACTGCGAATTGACAATGGCGTCTCTCGAGGAGGCCTTCGGGGGCACGTACGGACGCAAGGGTGGGCACAAGCATGAAAAGATCTTTAATAGCACGAATCGCCGGACCGAGGCGGCGATGGAGACACATGACAAGACCATTCGGGACCTCAGCAAGAGTCTGCCCATCGCTGGTCCCGGGGACGACCTGGAGAATAACTACACGCCGTCCAAGCATTCTGCAGAAAAGCAGACCATGAACCAGCGTGAGCCGTTTAGCGTGCAGAACTACACGCCGCCCGAGATTCCCGCAACCCAGGACTATGCCTACCAGCCCGTCAGCCTGCCCGGCCCGCCTCGGGGCGAGTGGGATCGACGGGTCGAGAAGCTCATTCGTCGCATGGACATGCAGCAGACGGGCGAAACGTCCACGCACGACCTGGTTCTCTACATCTTTACGGGTGTCTTCTTTCTCTTTGTCCTAGACACGTTCGTGACGCTGGGTAAACGAAGCGGCCGTTGAGCGCATCCAGTTGCGGAGGCACCACTTGAGCGGCTGCATGAATGCTTCGATTCGGCTCGCCGACAAGGACGCAATCTTCACATTGATGGGAGGGTGGGCAGGAAGGGTAATCTGCACGCTCTCAAAGGGCTCTTCATCAATGCGAAGCATTCCAAACATCGAATACAGGTAGCGGGCGATCTGATCGGGATAGGCGTCGAATGAGTACCGCAGCCGAGCGTCTCGGTCAATGTACGATACTGAAAAAAGATTATCTTCCGAGGACGCCTTGAAAATCTCAATTACGTCATCCGTGTTGGTCGTCAGCAGCGTTCGAATAATGTGAATCGAAATCATTTTATTTTGTAGAACAGGCAGTGCGTAATTGAAAAAGACTGATTGAGCGGTGGCGGCGTGCAGACATCGTCAGACATTACGAGGGAGCGTTCCAGAAATCGACGATGCTCTTGAAGAAGTCGATAAAGGCTTTGGTGGACGTGGACTTGGACAGAATGATCTCGGTTCCCAGATCCCGCATGCGCATACAGGCGCCGTCGGCGGGAGCGCTCTCGAACGAGACGCCAGCCATGTATTCGCAAGTCCGCTGGAAGAATACCGAGTCGTAGACGTCGCAGTGACCAAAGTCGTACAGTTCGGCAAGGTCGGCCAGGAGCGTTCTAACTTCTGCAATTCGGTCTTGGGGTATCGTGGGCATCGGCGGAGGCACTCGTCGCTTCCGCCGCTCCTTTGGCATGTTCGGGTCCTCAATCAATTGCATCATCTCACTCATTTCCATCATCCTCCTCCCTCTCTTGTTTCCCGATAGCAAACAGATTCGTTTTTCTCGGTTGAAGTTAATGCTGACGTCTGGCAATTTCGAATATACCCTAATCGACACAAGTGCAACGATAACTAGGGTGATTGCCACTCCTGTGGGCGGCATATTGACGATCCCGACCTTGCTAGATGGGAATACGGTTGTAGCTTATAATAGTGGGCAATATAGCAACGTCAATGTGATTAGAGAACTCACATTCCCTCCGTATCTTACTTCATTCAACCAGGGTGCGTTTCGGGATAATTCCCTTACGTCTATAAGATTTCTAGGTAACCTTACTCCAACTTTGCGGACTAGTTTAACTCAACAATCCCCGTTTGCAAACAGTGTCGATGCGCTGCCGTTAACCGTGATCAGTGTTCTAATAGGCGATACGACATGGCCTCTTCCGCCTTCACAATTAACCGGTTTCTTTGAAAACCCAACTGTTTTTGACATAAGTAGAAATATAATACCGCTATATACGCTTACATACGACTTCAACGATGAGCAAGGGAGTCCGTTTCTCGTGCCAGTTTCTGAAAGTACAAGGATAATTCTTCGCAACGGTCGGCCTCGCTCAGGATATACATTCAACGGGTGGTTCAGTTTGTCATCTGGAGGAACACTTGTGGGGCTGCCAGGAGCATCGTATACCATCAATGCTACACGTACATTGTATGGCCAGTGGACTTCAACGGCTACGTATACCATCACATACGATAGTCGTGGCGGTACGTCTGTTGACCCCACGACCGGGGTTGGAGCAGTGTCCATTTCGTCGGTTGTGCCTACACGATCAAACTTTGTGTATGTCGCTTGGACTACCCAAGCAAACGGCGGGGGAGATATTTATAATCCTGGAGATCCGTATACTCTTCTAGCAAACCTCACGCTATACGCCCAGTGGAAATGCAGTATAGTCTTCGAGTTGGCAGGAGGTTCGCCACCAATACCTACCTACACCCAATCCGAAGGAACGCAATTAACCCTTATTACTCCCATCCGCCTTGGGTATTCATTTAAAGGCTGGTTTACCGCTTCGTCGGGAGGTACACTCGTTGGATCGCCATACACTCTTGCCGGCGATGCCACATTGTACGCCCAGTGGGAATTGTCGCATTACACGATTACATACGACGAACAGGGTGGTTCGGCAGTTCTAGATGATTCTGTATCCGTGGAAGTACCGTTGGTAATTCTGCCGTATACAACTCGTACAGGATTTGATTTTGCAGGGTGGTTCACTGCGTCTTCTGGAGGTACTTTTGTAGGAACTCCTGACATGACATACAGTCCGAATCCCCTTGACAATACAACATTGTATGCCCGGTGGACTACAGCACGGTACACGATCACGTACGAATCAGAAGGCGGGAGTCCAGTGCCTTCGGATACCCAAGACGTGGGAACACAGATAACGCTGCCTGCGACCACTCTTGCAGATTACATGCTTGATGGTTGGTATAGCGAACCGTCCGGCGGAATATTTGTAGGTCGGGCAGGAGATCTATATACAATTGTGGGTCCACGCACGCTGTATGCTCAGTGGACTATCATACAGTACACGCTCACATACGACTCACAGGGGGGAACTGCGGTACCTCCGAATACGCAGAACGCAGGGACGTCGATCCCCCTTGCGGCGGCGCCAGATCGACCCGGCTACACATTTCTCGGATGGTATTCTGCCCCTACAAACGGACAAAAAGTAAACAGTCCGCTCATCCTCAACCAGAATGTAACCGTATATGCACAGTGGTATTCTCCGCCGATTCCCTCTCAAGGAGTCAGCATCACGGAACCACGAAACTGCCGTCCTCTTCGCACACAGACAATCCTCTTTCCACGGATCAACTACAACGTCCGGTGCTGCCCGTCTCCCGTGTACTCTCTGACTTCGCCGTCGGTGGATGCGAGCGGCGTCGTGCGTTTTCAGTCGACATATCCCATGTTCGGCACCGACATGTACCACATGTTTGTGACCAACCTGTCGGGAAATATCCAGTACACCAAATACTTCAAAAATAGCTCATCCTATGCTTCCGGTGTACTTGCCTACCCTGGAACCGACTTTCTGATTACCGTCACGGCCTTCCAGGACGGAAACCCCTCGAAGAACTTTACATTGCTGTTCCCGTAGTTACGATACGATAATATCGTCGACCCAGTACTTTTCGTTCTCGTCGTCACGAACCTCTTGTGGCAGCATTTCAAACTGGTCCACGACATGAACGAGATCGAGCGATTCCGTGCAGCCGGCGATGGGATCGAGAGCCACGGCCAGGTGCAGCTTCGTGCCGCTGTTCAAGGCTCCGCCATAGTAGATCCTCGTCAGGCGGCACCAGGTTGTGTCGTCGTCCAGGTTGGACTCGGCGACCTCGGTTAGTCGTTCCACGGCCTGCTGGCGCTCCGTCGTCGCAATGCAGCAATTGAGAATGTCTCCCCCTCGAAGCTGAAACACAAACCAAAGCGTAGTAATCATCCTTGCGAATACTGCAATACGTACCTCTGAAAATCCGTTTTACATTGATCTCGCATATTCTTCTAATGGCAGCGAAAGCACGAATCCCCAAGGCTCTTCGTGAACAATTGTGGCTGGCTACATTTGGCGGAGTTTTCCAAGCCAAATGTAGCACGTCGTGGTGTACCAATCTCATTACGGTGTTTGATTTTCAGTGCGGGCACAATATTCCCGAAAGCAAGGGCGGGAAAACTACTTTGCAGAACCTCGTCCCGATATGCAGTCGGTGCAATCTGTCCATGGGCAGCCAGTACACGTTTGAGCAGTGGAATCGCATATCGCCTCCGGTGGTCTCGACAGGTTGTTGTCGCTAGGCCTCATGGTACTTTTTGCAGAGTTGGGTGAGAACGTGGAGGTACTGCCAGAGCGAATCCTTGCTGCCGGTCGACAAGATGGTCCAATAGGTCTTGAATTTCGAAATAATGTCCAGAAGATCATTGCCGTACTCGACGGGCACGTGGCTCAAAATAAACTTCTCATCACGAGTGGTAATCTGCGTCTCGTACTTGAGAACCACGTGCTCCTGAAACGTTGAAATCACCGTCGCCGGATTCGTGTACTGCAAAACCCCCAAAAAGACGCTAAAGGTCTTAAAGTCGGGATCCTCGGGAAACATCGATTCCAGCTGCTTGACGACTTCGGTCATCTGCCGGAGAAATGTCTTTAGGTAGGTCGTCTTTGAGCCCGACATTACTACTAGGGGTCGGAAATATGTAAATCATTATGTACGGGATATCGGGGCGTACTCGCTGTCCCGACTGCTCTGAAACGTTTCGAGCCGAGATAGGACGTCGTCATTGCGGCCCGTCTTGCTCGGGGCACCGCCGGCAGGATCGCTCGTGCCGTTACTGCCCCCGCCACTCATGGGTGGAGGCATGTCCTGACCCGTCGTGCGCAGCTCCCCGTCGAGGTACGAATATCGCAGCTGGTCTTCGGCCGTTCGAGTGGTGCCATCAAAGGACGAATAGCCCGAGGACATGGTGGACTCGTTAAAGGACCAAAACAGCGGTTCGGCGGGTTTGGCGGGCTCGGCTCGGGCGGTGGGGATTTCTCGGCGGGACTGCACGGGCTTGGACAACTGGGCAAAGATGGCCGTCTTGCCCGCCAGCACCTGCTTCGTGTCGGGAAAAATAACGGTCGGAACCGCCTTCAATTCCGGCGGAAACAGGTGGCGGGGCGTCGTGTCTACATTGACGAACCGAAACAGCGAAGCCTTGTTGAGAGCCTGGATCGTGCCGATGACCTCTTTGGAGTTGGCACACCGCTCGCTATAGAACAAGATCGGCAAATGTTGATTCGTAGACATTAAAACTCAAGGAGATAAAAACGAATACCTTCATAACGAGAGCCAATGTCGGCATATTCAGGAATGAGCTTCACCTTTGAACTGAAGGGTGTACCCGTACAGTTTGCCAATGCCATCCGTCGGATTCTGCTGAATGAGACGCCCACCGTTGAGCTCGCCGACGTCCAGATCCTCGAAAACACCACCCTCATGCCGCACGAAGTCATGAAGCACCGAGTCGAAATGCTGCCCGTCAATGTGCGGCCCAGCGAGGAGGACGTCATTCGCAACGCTAAATTGCTCCTGCGCATTCCCGCCACGGACGACGAGATGCGGCTGGTGACGACCGATGACTTTGTACCCGAGTCGGTGCGCTCCGACATTCTGCTCAAGGACGTCGACCTCGGGACGCCGATGTTCTTTCTCAAGCTCAAGAAGGGCGAGACGGTGCACTTGACTGCTCGGCTCAAGGTGAACCCCTCGTCCTCCCAAGTGTGCGTGGCGACCTACAAGTACCACGTCGACGAGGAAAAGGCCGCAGCGGCGTCCGAGGCCTACGAGGACAAGCGGCTCTTTGCGAACTTTTACAAGCAGCTGTCCTACCACGTCAATGATGCGACGGGGCGCCCGGACTGGTTCGACATGACGGTCGAGAGCATCGGAGTCGTCTCGCCCAAGGACCTCGTCGTCGGCAGCCTGAATATTCTGCAGCGCCGGGCCGATGCCTGGCTCAAGACCGCCAAGGAAAACATTGTGCGAGAATCCGAGCCTGGGGTGTTTAAAATCAGCTCGACGCTCGAGGGCCACACGCTCGGAGCTCTTCTGCAAATCGTCATCTACGAGTCAAACATGTGCTCCTTTGTCAGCTACGACGTCCCGCACCCTCTGCGAAAAGAGATGAACCTTCGCTTCCGAGTTGCTCCTGGCGCCGCTGCGGCGGCTGAAACCCCGCCCGAGGCAGTCCTGGACGCCGCCGTCGCCAAAATCACCGAATTGTGCCGCACGACAATTTCTACGCTGGAGTAAATAAGATGGCTTCCGAGTTCCTGTTCAATCCACAAACCGAATTTGAAATTGTGGAAGAATTCGACTTTGACGAATCCATCCAGCGGCCGACCGAGATTCGCTTTTTTACCTTTGAGGAGCAGGCCTCGGACTTTATGAACAAGCTCCTGCCGAGCGAGGGCAAGATTTCCAAGGGTGCGATTCGGGACGCCGAGCACCACGTCGACAGCATGGCCAAACTCTACAAGGAACTGGTCCAAGAAACGCCCGACGGCTTTGTCCCTGTCCAGTACGAGAGGCCCGCCTTGCTGCCGTGGGTGCACTACGTCAACTCGGAGGGCGTCAAAGTCAGTGACCCGTACCCTTGGAATGCCACATGGGCGCGGCTGTTTGCCTACACTGAAAAAAGCGCCCCCAATTTTTACATTCGTCTGCTCGACTCGCTGCCCCACTCGGCCTTTTACTATGACGCCGGCGAGCTTCCCGTCTACGTCGACGGCCGCACGCAGATTGACGGGCGCTACTTTCTCGATAAGTTTCACTACTCCAAGACCGACTACCGCCAGGACAAGACCTTTCGCATCCAGACCGTCTTTCGGGAAGACACGCAGGACGCTGCCCGCTTTACGGGGTACTCGATCGACAACCCCCCGCTGGCACCTCCCAACCCCTTGGAAGACCACCCCTTTTTGTCGGTGCACGCCGAGCCCGTCGTCATCGAGTCGACCGAGCGCCTGCCCGAACTCCTGCCCACCATGACCTCGGTGTTTGAACACGCCATTCCCGCCACGTCCGACCCGTACGGCGAGGCCATGCCCTATCTCAAACTCTACGACATTCGATTGAAGGACGTACCCATCGACCTGTGGACCTCCAAGTTTGCGCCCGTGGCCGCCATTGACGAGACGCCGCCGCCGATCGACCTCGTCTTTGCCGCCCGTGAGCAGGACGCCCCGCCCAAGGTGCTCTTGGACATGTACGGAACTCCCTGGTACCCCGCATTGTCCGTCCGACGCTGGCTGGCCGACCAGCCCGACGCTGGGCTGCTGGTCTCGAAAATCCTGCTGTCCGAGTCCGCCGCCACCGGCGTCGTCGCCATTCCCCCGCCGAACGTCCTACCCGAGGGCGGCATCATTGAGGGCACGGCCGAAGAGTGCCTGCCCACCGAAATCACTGACTATAACGACTTTCTCACTCGAGGCGTCTACCGAGCCCCCAAGTGCGCCGTCTGCGGAGCCACGGGCCACGGCGGTAAAGAGTGCCCCGACAAGCGTGGCAAGGTCGACTATGCTCCCGGTCACGGCTGCATTCCTCTGGCTTTTATCTCGGTCGAGCGGGAAGCGCTGCCCTATTCGGGAAAAACGCCCTGGACGCCCGGGACCGACGCTCTCGTGCTCAAGCAGCACCAGGAGCTGCTGGCCCAGTTCAAGCCCGTGCACGTAGATACGTACCCCACCTTTCCCGCCACGGCCCCGGCGACCAGTATCGACGAGATTCGCAAGCACATTGTCGACATTCTCGCCGACGACCGCCTGCTGCCCGAGGACCAGCTTGCCGACATTGAAGAGCTTCTGCAGGGAGGTTCGACTCTTGAGAATCACGTCTACAAGAGCAACTCCACAGGCGCCTTTCTCGTGTGCGAGCACGAGCTCGAGCGGCTGCGGGGCGCCTTTGCGGCCGACCCCGAGCTCTACCTGCGGACCTGGTGCGCCAAGCTTGCTGGGTTCTACGTGTGCACCTTTTCCGGCGAGCGCATCGCCGAAGTGGTTGAGCAGCAGGATCAGTTTGACGAAGCAGGGCACGTCATCAATCGCCACGATTCTCTGGTCAAGGCCCCGACGACTCTTGAGCACGGCTCGTTCGATACGGCCCTCAAATCTCTGCAAAAACTCTTCAAATCCTCCCAGCCCGCCGACGACGTTCTCTACTTGCTGTTGACGCTCCTGCAAGTCCTGCCCGACGAAGACCAGCTCATGCCGCTGCTGGGGTACGCCCGCAGCGAGTCGGACAAGTTGCTGGCTCGGATGGCGGGCCGCAAGCTGGCGCCCAAGGAGCAGACCAATCTCGACCTCGCCCTCGCCGTCTACGGCTTCAACGCCCTGGTCGTGCTCATGCAGATTCACACGCCCCGACTGATTCCCCGCCGATCCTTTGGGTCGCAGCCCGTTCCCCTGCGGGGCTTTCCGAGGGACACGGGCGACATGAACGACGCCCCGCTGGTCGACGCCATGCTGGGCGCTCTTCAGAAGACCTTTGAGAACTATCCATCGACTTTTCGGGGCGGATCCGTCGTCTTTCTGCGCTCGCTGCTCAACGACCGCAAGACGGTCAAGAAGATCGTCATGGCCTCCCTGTCCAAGCAGTTTGTGCCTGCATTCAAGGACGCTCTGCTCGTAGCTCGAGACAGCATGGACTCGGCAGCAGTGGCAGCCGCGCCCATCCAACAAACCTTTCGGCCCGAGATTGTGCGGCCCGCCGTGACGATGTTTACGCCCGCCCAAAAAGCCGCCGTCGGTCCCGAGAGCCGCTACGAATGCCCCGGGTCGTTTTCCCATCTCCTCGTCGGCACCTCGTTCTCGTATACGCAGCCCGTGCTGCCCATCGTCGAGCCCATGATGCCGTCGCCCACGGCCGAAGAAGTCTTTGCCCCCGAAGGACCTGATGTATACACCCCGACGGCAGACGAGGTGCGGGCCTCGCAAAAAGTCAAGCCGGGCGCCTTTGTACCGATTCAGCGGATTCTGACGACCGAAGAACGGCCCGAGATGCTGCGAATGCTGCTGCTGCGGCTGTTTTCGATGGTCTTTGAAGAGTCGACGGCCACGACCAAGCCAGTGGCCGACTTTATTCGGGAGCAGCGGCCCCGCATCGTGGCGGCCTACGGGAGCGACCCCTCGCTGTTGCGAGACTTTTACAAGGGTCTTTTGCGGCAATTCAGCGTCCTGCTAGCGGGAACGCCAGCGGCCATAGCGCTCGAGCGGGCGTTTTCCAAGGACTTTGCGGTCAAGTCCCTCCTATCGTCGGCGGCCGAGAACGGCAAAGCTGTAGACAGCCTGCGGGCCCGAGAGCGAGAAGAGTTCAAGTCGAGGCTGCGGCGCATGCCCGACGCCCTGCGAGACATTTCCAAAACCCTCATTGATCTCGGATTGGCGCCGTACCTCATCAACACGGGCGACCGAGAGAGGTTTATGCGAGAAATTCGGGACGGGGAGCCGGCGGCGGCAGTAGCAGAACCCGACGACCCCCTGCTGGCCCCAGCGGACGAGGGCGAGGACGGGCACCCGCCAAACGTGGAGCGGGATCTTTCAGCGCAGGGCGAGGCGCCCGTGACGGAGGAGGGAGTCGAGTTGGAGGCGGACTACGGGGACTATGGCGATCGGCGGGGGCGGACGGGCGAGGGCGAGGAGGCGGAGGATGCGGCAGCCTACAACTACGAAGAAGATTTTGGAAGCTAGACATAAATGAACTTTCTGCCTTCGTTGGAGCCCGAGTGGATGAAGCAGATTCCGAGCGTCGTCATCTGCCAGTTCTTCTTTCTGATGTTTGTCCTCGTGGCCGCCCTGGCGGGGCTGGTGGTGCTGCAGGATCTCTTCATCATCATCGGCAGCAGGGGCAAGACGGGCTGGTCGTTCCTCTTTCGGGCGATAATTGCGTTCAGCATCCCCGTCGTGAACGCCCTGTTCCTCTACATTCTCTGCACCCGCTCGCTGCTGGACGGGGGCTCCCGCAAATGAAAGTGTGGATAGAAGATAATGCCGGCGAATCCGAGCGAGTATGAGTTTACGGTGATTCCAGATAAAGATCTGAAAAAATTCGAGCAAAGTATCGAAAAGTACTTGAAAGACATTGCTGCTCGGGAAAAGGCGAAGCAGAATAAACCTAAAGCAAAACACGGCGGCCGCCGCACCCACCGCAAACGTCCGGCAAAACGGACTCGGCGATCCAGGTCGTGAAAACGGATTCGAGAGTAAGATTTAAAACTGCGAGTGGCGTAATCACAATGAGCGAGATAACTCTTGAACATTATGAACGAATCAAGCAAAAGTACGGACACATGTCGTCATGGGCGATCTATGCAGATAAGAAGGATCGAGTGAAGGAGAAATCTGGAGTTGGAGACATCTCTGTATTTGAAACTCCAGACAGCGAGCTGCTGGGCGCATTGAACCCGAATGTCGTGTTTGCGGGACTCAACATCTCGCAAAAGATAAAGGAGGTATTTGGGAACTTCCACTCTGCGAGTCCATCCGCACAAGATTACAAGATCAGGTTCGCAGTGAAGGGTTCAAAATTCGAGGGAGGATACATGACTGACGTACTAAAGGACTTCGAACAGAAGATTTCAGGAAAGGTAATGCAGTATTTGCGAGAGAACAAGGCCTTCGAGAAGGAAAACGTTGAAAAATTCGAGAAGGAGTTGAAGGATATCGGATCTACCAACCCCGTCATCATTGCGTTCGGGGCAGATTGCTACAAGATTCTGCAGCGAAATTTGAAAGGCAAATACAGAATTTACAAAGTGACGCACTACTCTGCGTTCATAACGAAGGAGAGGCTGCGTTCGGAGATCGAGGCGCTTGCTCGAGGTTTGTAGAGTTCAATCGTCATATAATTCGCTTTCGGCAATACTAATATTTTCAGTCATAAATCTAGTGTGTTCTTCATATTTAGAACCGATGTATACGTTCTCGACATGTCCGAGGTTTACGAGATGTGGAAGTAAGTTGGTATTTAACCAGTCTGTATCGTTATCCCACACCAACTGCTGCATTATGCGAATTAATCGCAATCCATTTGAATTCGCAGCACGCATTTTGTATACATCACGCTTCATGAGAGTAATTCCACTGTTTTTCCATTTCGAAACAGATTTGAAATGCTGCTCGCCGTCGAGTTCAATTATCAAATTAAGCGAAGGAATGTAGAAGTCGTACCTGAAACAACCACGCTGACGACACCAAACCGGAGCAAACTGCACGACAACATCAAATCCAGTTGTTTTAAGATATTCTAGCATTTTTCCTTCTGTTTTATGAGTGCACTTCGGACATCCTGAACCGCCCAAATGGTTATATGGATCTTGTTCGAATGGACCGTGTGACCTACATAGAATTATTACGTTGTCATGACCGCGAACATATACGACTTGGGAATAATCATACATGTCTCCATGTACTTGGCAGGAACGACGTATGAATTCAGCTGTAGTCATGCGCTGTGTATCCGCCATTCTTATAACCCCGCAAGCAGGGCATCCGCATTTTACATGTACACTCGGATATTGCTCGAATAATCCATGTATTCTACATCTAATTGGAATTCGAGTGTGGTTCATGTCGGTATACTTTGATACAGATTCCGCATAGTCGTATGTGTTTCCATGCGTTTTGCGCGCAAGTTCAAGGAACTCTTCAAACGAATATTTTCGAGAAGATGCTGCTTGAATACGAGCACACTCATGGCAGTTACTTCCAGTGTAATGATGGTATGGAGTCTGTGTGAATCTTCCATGCTCTGGACATATTATAGTGACACGATTGTCTACGCTGGAAAGGACAACTTCACTGTAATCATATTTTTCACCATGTGCTTCTTTTGACCTGCGGATAAAATCGTCGAGAGTCATTCTTTGTTTGTCGCTTGCTGAAACCCTTCCACACTTGTTGCACCATTTCCCGGCAGAAATATTGTTGAGATTCATTGTAATTTCCGTATTACATCGGTCGCAATCAAATATGAAACTTCGATTGCAGCTCTTGCGAACATCTCTAGGCGAAACGGTATTTTTACGAGACCAGAAGCGTGCCTTTGGATGAGACGCAAACGAATTGTTATGACAAAAGTCACAGTCCGACTTAGAACACATTCGCTTCCCTCCGCAGAATCCACACCACGCTCCTAATGAGATACTCCGAATTATACTATCAAATATATGGCCGCAGTCTGGACATTTAAACCAAAATTTTTTAGATTGATTATTGCGCTTTACGTCAAATGGAGTAACGGTTCCGTTTAATTCCTGAACCCAGTGTACTGACATAGGATGCGTTGAAAACAGAGAATGCATTATTTCAGAAGTGGACATCTGTTGCACCTCTGCTTATGTATACTACAATGTTCGTCTCTTTAAATGGATTCCGTTTTAACCAATCTCCATAAACTCGACCACGTACGATCGCTCCTTGTAAAGGGCATTTCGAGCGCTGAACTGCCTGCGAAACGTAGAGTCCACAATGTCCACGATGAGCGGCTGGACCGTTCGGGACGCTTTTTCCGTCCGTAGTATCCTGCCTACGATCTGGTCAATGTCTGGCCGGGGCGTCGCCATCACCAGCGTATTCAGCGTGGCCACGTCAAAACCTTCTTTGCACATGGAATACGTCGCAATCAGTACCTTTTTCGAAGCGCAAAACTCGGCACGCTTCGAGGCCGCCACGTTTTGGGCGAGAATACAAGCGTCGGGACTATCGAGCTCTGCAAGAATATCCTTGCAGTGCTGAACTCGGTCCGAGAGCACCAATATTTGGCGGTCGGGACACTCTGCCAAAATGTCCTTCAGTATCTGCACAATCAAGTCCGTCCGAGGCTTGAAGGTCGTGAGCTTGTTGACCATTCCCGCCACGTTCATGACCCCCTGGCTGTTGTGGAGCACGGTGTTGAAGTCGATGTCCGCCGGCTCGTGGCGGTAGGCTTCCACCCGCACCTTGTTGTCGACCTTGTCGCCCGAGTCGGACTGGTAGAGAATCGGTCCGAGAAACCACTCGATCACGTACATGAGCCCGTCCTTGCGCTCGGGCGTCGCCGAGAGCCCCAGCATGTGCCTCGAAGTGATCTTTTGAAAGGCTTGGACAAACACTTCCGACGCAATGTGGTGGCACTCGTCCACGATCGTCAGCCCGAACCCATGAAAGGTCTCACGAGGATACTCCTTCATCGATAGCGACTGAATCATCGCAATGACGATATCCTTGCCCTCGACATCTATCTCGGCACCCTGCAGCCGACCGATGCGAGCGTCGGGCAGGAAGGCCTTGATGCGGTCCTCCCACTGGTCCTTCAGAAAGGTGTTGTGCACGACGATCAGCGTCTTGACCTTGAGCGTAGAGGCAATGTAGAGCGCACAGACGGTCTTGCCCCCGCCCGTCTGCAGGCAGATCATGCCGTCCTTGGTGTACTTACTAACAACATCCTGCTGTAGTGGGCGGAGAGAGCCTGTAAAGCGCCACGTGTCGGGTGCAGACTCGGTCGTGATTTCCGAGACCGCCGGCGGGCCGAAGCGGGCAATGCCAAACTGCTTGGGCACGTAGAGAAAGTTTTCGGTTTCCGAAAAGACCGGGTAGCGCTTGACGTGCTGGGGCTGCACAAAGACGCTGGGAATGTTTGGCTTGACCGTCAGTTCCTTTTTGAGTTTTACCATATCTGGAATAGCGCTCTTTACGAGCTTATAGCCGTTTCGAGTCAACATGTGCTCTTATTCTGAGCGGGCGATTCCTATTCGTTTTAATCGCATCCTAATATAAACTTCTATGTCATTGTTGTCTGGACCCACCAATTTCGCCTCAACAGCGAATGCGGTCGGGGGAATCGTCCTCACGTGGACCAACGTCACTGGAAACACTGGGTACACACTGCTTCGCTCGACCACGTCGGGAGATTATTCGGCACCAGTGACTGCCACCGTGGCCACCAATGTGGTCACCTACACTGCATCGTCTGACCTGACTGTCGGAACGCCCTATTATTTCGTAGCCAGGACATCGAACGCCAACGGTCTGGGCCCAAACTCTGCACAGGCGACGGCGACTCCCCGCACCGTCCCTTCCACCATGGATGTTCCCGTGTTGACTCCTGGGAACGTAAACGTCTCGGTCGGATACACTGCCCCCAACAGCAACGGCGCAGCCATAATCACGTATTCCATTCAGCGAGCTACGGTTTCGGCAATGACCACGGGTCTGACGACGGTTACATCTCTAGCCAACCCGTACCCGTCGACAGGTCTCGTGAACGGCACGCCGTACTTTTATCGGATTGCCGCTTCCAACGCCGCAGGACTAGGGACCTACTCTGCAGTCGCTTCCGCCACGCCCGCCGCCGTTCCGGCCATTGTCGTCATTTCATCGACCGCTGCGGGAAACCAGACCATTAGCTTGGCTTGGGCGGCACCGCTAAGCAACGGGGCAGCCATCACGGGCTACGACCTCATGTATTCCCTAAGCAGTAACGTCGCTACATTTACGTCATTGAGCAGCGGACTCCTCACGAGCCCCTTCGTGGCGACGGGCCTGACGAATGGCAGCCTGTACTTTTTCCGCATGGCGGCGAGCAACGTCATGGGCTATGGTCCGTATTCGCTGACGGCTTCCAACACTCCCCGCACGGTTCCTTCGCCGGTTACCGACCTTTCCGCAAGTCCTTCGGGTGCATCCACGAGTCTCATTCTGAGCTGGTCGGCGCCCTACAATGGCGGCAGTGCGATTACGGGGTATCGGTGGTTTCGCTCGTCGAACGCCGACATGACGGGTGTTCTCACTTCGAACGCCACCCTGGTCACCACGCTGTCGACGACGGTCACGCCTCTCGTAGCAGGCGTAATGTCATACTTTCAGATTGTGGCCTCGAACGTCGCAGGGTTTAGTACCTCTTCGGGGATCGCATCCAACTTTCCCCGTGCAGTCCCTGGGCAGGTCGGAACCGTTACCGCCAGCTCGCTGAATCAGAGCATTTCTCTGTCGTGGCCCACCACGACCGCCAGCAACGGTTCGTCCATCTCCTCTTACCGATCCGAGTATTCGCTCTCGTCGGGAGTGGCGGGGCCGTGGTTTGACATTTCTATCGCACCGGCAACCACCATCGTCGCAACGGGTCTCTCCAACGGCACGTCCTACTATTTCCGAGTGTCGGCGTCCAACGTGGCAGGATACGGCTTGGCCTCGGCGGTGGTTACGAGAATTCCGTACACGGTGCCCGACAAGGTCGGAACGGTAGTCGTCACGCCGCTCAACGCCAGCGTTTCCCTGTCGTGGCCGACGACCACGGCCAGCAACGGCAATGCTATCTCGAGCTATTACTATTATTGGTCGCTTTCGGGCGGAGCGTGGACGGGCGTGTCTAATGCGAGCAATGCATCGAGCGCCGTCAAGACGCTGCTCACGAACGGCTCGACCTACAATTTCTACGTGGTCGCCTCCAACGCTGCAGGATTCGGCATCTCGTCCGACATTGTTTCGACGATTCCCCGCACCGTACCGGGTGCACCCACGTCGGTCGCTGCGGCCGTGCAGACCTTTGACAGCGTCCGGGTCACCTTCGTGCCGCCAGCATCCAACGGTGGAAATGCGATTACTTCCTACATCGTCACGCCCCTTCTGGACGGCACGACGGCCCAGACTACCGTAAGCGCAGCATCAAGTCCGATCGTTGTATCCAATCTGATTCCGGGCAGGGGGTACACCTACCGAGTCGTCGCATCGAACGACGCCGGTCTCGGCACTACTGCAACAAGCACATCGGTCATCACGTACTACAATTTTCCCGTAGAGAATCCCAACGGAAACACGTACACCTACTATGCGTCCAACCAGCCGTGGTCGTCCAAGGTCATTTACAACTTGAGCTATGCAGACGTCGAAGTTTCGCAGGTCGCAAGGTCGGTCTGGTCGATTTCGTACAATGGATTGGTGGACACGCTGAACTATGTGCGCAACATTGCTCTTACGGACCGCAACGTGTGGATCATGGACGTCAGTTACGGCGCAAATCTAGCAAACAACTACGAGTCTATCAAGGGCAACCTTTCAAACGGCGACGTGCTCCGAGTCGGGTCGGGAGAATACTTTCCAGCAACGCAGCCTACAGTTTCAAAGTCTATTACCCTCGAAGGTCCCCCCGACCGTTCGGCGTTTTTCGGTGTAGCACCTGGAGTTTCGACGTGGTGTCTGACGATTGAAGCCGATAATGTCACCGTGCGAAACCTTACACTGACTACTTCCTACGCTACGACCACATTTACAAAGGGTGACTTCCTACTGATGGCCTACGGGGCGTACGTGTCAGGATTTTATAAAAGCATTCAAAATACGACCATCGAAGACACGACCTTTGTGAACCCGTACACGGTAACCAGCACTGCGTCCGAACTCCAATACTGGCGCAACCGGCGAGGTATTGCGCTGAACTCGGTCTCGGGCCTCACGATACGCAACTGCACCTTCCCTAAAACGTGGAACAATGGACTGACCCTTGCATCCTGCCGCAATGTGACCCTAACCGGAAACACGTTTTACGCTTGCCCGTGGTCGTCGATCTCGGTCCTGAAAACCGCCCAAGCCATGTCGAATCTTTCCGATTATGAATCGTCAAACATCAATCTCGTGGACAATACCTATTTGAATTTCGGAGACACGTCGATTACGTCTCTTATCGCAAATCCCTCGATCGGAGCGGGTAGCAACGTCGCCACCTACATCACGCCTCTCCAGGCACCGGTTCTGACCTTCCAACCCACGCTGAGTTACGCTATTACCTACAGCTCCAATGCGGGCTCTACGG